TCCACAATCGGTTTCTTTTCGATTAGCCTTTCTAACTCTCGTTTATATTCGCGGAATCTTCTTTGCTCCACAGATAATGATTTCTCTAACTCTTCAATCCCCGCATTCAAAACGGCATCACCTCTTGTCCTTTACT